TAGTAAAATATAATAAATATTAATATTTTTTAATATTATTTAATATATTATATTGACTTTTATCCCATTTATCTTTATTAATTTTTTGTTGTTCAATATCTTTTTGACGTTTTAGTTTATCCTGTTCTTGTTTTTGTTTTAACATTTCAGGCGTAACTATCATGTGATCATTAATTTTTTTATTAACAATATTTTGTTGTTTAGATTTCCAATCTAAATAAGCGTCGTTAGTCTTTTTACCCCATATACCATCGGGTTTTAAATTATAATTTCCAAATTTATTTAAATTTAATTGCCAATTAATAATTCTTTTTTTAGTTTCTTCTGCCGTTCCACTTTTATCCAATGGTTTTAGATCTAGTTCTGGATTTCCTGTTAAATTTGTTACATTTGGTAACAATTGTTGTTCATTTAATAATCTTTTTACCACATTAGTTAATTGTGATTCTGTTAATCTAATTATTTTTCCCATAATTTTATTTATTTATTTATTTATATATAAATACATCAATAAAAAAAATAACCACAATTTCTCATGGTTATTTTTAATTGACCATTAAATATTTTCAAAAGAAGCACCTGTTGGTGTTAAAATATATTCTAAATCGATGAATTCTAAAGATCTGGTAGGTTTGATCCAAATCTTACCTCTCAATGTGTTAGCATCGATATCTTCAGGATCGTTAGAAACCGTTACACGGAAATCATATAAACCTCTTTCTTTTTTAATTGATTCTAAAATAGGATTTACTAATCTCAAGAATTGTTGTCTTACTTGTTCATCATTTTGTTCAAATAATAATCTAACAGCAATTGATGAAATTAATTTTCTAGTTCTTAATAATAATCTTCTAACATTAATTCTATCTAATGCTGATTCTCTTACTTGTAAAGTTTTGTTTCCCCAAATAATAGTACCTGTATCAGCAAAAGTGGCAATAGGATTAATTCTATTTAAGTATAATTTATCTCTTTCTTCTAGAGTTAGTTTCTTTTGTGCTTTAATTGAATTCACTAAACCTCTATTAAACCCAGCGGTTGCAAACCAAGGATATGAAACATTATCTGTTAATGCTAAATTTCTTAACACTTCACCTGTTGGTGGTAAATATAATTGTGTAGAATTATCATTATCTCTAACTTGTATCCAAGGCCAATAAGTTGCACTATAATTACTATCAATATTAGCAATATCAATAGAATCAATCACTTCATCCGATGAGGTATAATTAGGTGAATCTAAAACATATAATGAATCTGCACGGTCATTTTCAATCATATCAATAGTATTAGTTATTAATGATAAATGATCTTGATAATTTAAACCTGGCGTTGCAAAAATATTTATATCAACAGATTCTGGGTTTGAGAAAGTATTAATAGCTTGTTCATATGCATAATAGTCTGAGTTACCATTACTTGTATTAAAACCAGCATCACTATATATTTTTTTACCTATAATATATCCATCAGTATTGGTTCTTGTTTTTCTATATATATCCCATCCATCATAACCGCCACAAACAGTAAATGTAAATTTACGATAATTAATGTTATCTAATTTATTATTTTCACCTGTTTGGCCTTCTAAATCGTATGGTGTAGTTTGGAATTCTAATCCAGTTAAAGTATTACCAGTTATTGTTGATGCATTAACTGATAAGTGAAAACCTTCAGTTGTTTTAGTTTGTGATTTTTTACCTTTAAACATGAACATATCGTTATCAAAGCCTATTTGTGTTGATAACCCTAAAGATACTTTTCTTACTTTATCACTATTTTGTGGAATACCATTACCTAATGAATCATAAGTATCAATGTCTCCAGACTCGTAATATTTTGTCTTATATAATATATTACCTAAAACATTACTATTCATTGTTTTAGTTGTAAAACCTCTAAAACCTGATGGTATTGCATCTGTTGGATGACTAAGAGCTAAATTTAACATTATATATTTAGATCTTAACTCATATTCACCATCAGAAGTACCAATTTTTAAACCAATATAGCCAGGTAGTTCAGGATTCATAGTACATCTTGTGAATTTTTCTAATGCAATTATATTATCATCAGTATCATTAAAATCTCTAATAATAACATCAAATTCACCTGTTTCAATATTAATATTAGCAATACTTATTTTAACTTGTTTATTTGAACTTTCGCCATCAGATATAGTAATTACTTGAAATAAATCAGAAACACTATTACCACGAACTTCTGATACTACCATAGGAGATGATGCTGTATCCCATTGCGTCATAAAATCACCGTCATTAGATTCATCATGTGTATATGTTGTAATATCTGTTGATATTCCTCTTATAAGACCTCTTTCTGTTAATGAATGTATTAAATTAGGATAAAGTTCATGTACATATAATGGATAATCATTTTCATCTTTATCATAAACATTAGTACCTAGTACTTTTGAAATAAAATTTTTAGATGTTGAATTTAAATTACAAACAAATTGTTTATTACCTGTTAAACCTGTAACATTAATAGTAAAATCATTATATGGGTTATTCAGTATTGAACTATCTGAAAATAATATTTGATCACCATTTATAGTATTAATACCTGACAAATATGTATTATTCGTTAATGAGACAGAAGTGTCACCTGATACTTGTAATATTAAATCATCAATTTTATATGAACCTCTTGATCTTAATACCCCAATAACTAAATTATTATATTTATTTATTGTGGAATTATATGAAATTTCAGTTACAGTAAAAGTGTCAGGCGTTGATGTTTTTTGAAAAACATATGAATATACTTTAGTATCACCACTATTATAGTAATTATTTGACCAAATATAATTAGTAACATTACTAATTGGCCCTTTTGTTAATGTTACATTAGTTCCAGTTATTGGTAATAGATTTTCAGGAATCGAACCTATAGTAAACCATTCCCCTGTATTATATGTATTACCTGAAATATATTCAATAATACTATCACCTTCTTTTGAATTTTTATCAGATAAAAATGTTAATGATCCTAACATCTGATTAAGTGTAAAATCAGTTCTACCCGTGGTGTAACCTGTATTAACTATGTCAACACCGCCTAATGCTTTTATTAAATATGATTTTTGTGGTTTATATCCTGATAAACCTAAAACTCTTGTAACAAAAAGTTGATTTGATTCTTGTAAGTAAGATTTTGCAACATAAGGTAATTGATATTTTGGAATACCTTTACCATCTTTATCTGGTAACGTTCCACCAAAATAAAGCTTAAACTCATCATAACTTTTAATCAAAACAGGTTCAAATGCTGGACCTTTTAAAGTTTCACCAACTAAACCAAGTGTGGTCACACCGACACTTTGTGATACAAATGTTAAATCTTTCTCCGATGTGTATACTCCAGGAGAAACGAAAACTCTGTTTGACTCTGCCATTGTTTTATTAATTTTTAATATTTATTTCTTATTTATATATAAATATCAAAATAATTAATAAAGGTTTAAATATATAAAAAAAAAATCAATAAATATATGATATACCTATTTCTGACCCTATAATAGGGGTAAAATTTAATGTGATTATGTTGTTATTAAACATATAACCATATTCAACATTATCAACAAGACCATTAATTTTTAAATAAAGAATATCAATAATATTGTTTTCCAAAGTAAAATCTAAAGACGAACCATCATATATGAAGTTTTCTGACATAAATTTAAAAACTCTGCCATAAGTATCTATAAATCTTATTGATGCATTTTTAACATATGAAATAGATATTTTATCACCATTTTGTGGCGGTGTAACAAAAGTTATTTTTGATGTTGAACCTATATGAAAAAAATCAATATCTTGTGTTTGTACCAGACCATTGATCGTTACATATAACAATACACCTATACTCTCGCCGACACTATATGTGGTTTGAACTTTATTACCAATAAAGTTTGAAACTATAACATCAATTTCTTTATTGTATTCTTCTTTATTAATTTTTTTATTTATTATAAATTCAGTAGTTATTAATGTTCTATCAATGCCAGGAATTACTTCAAACTCCTCCTCATCTAAAATTAATCCTAACATAGTAAAAGAATATGTTTGTAAATAAAATCTACGTGAGTCATTATTATTTATTGTTGAATTATCGGTTAGATTATTTAGCACAATAGGTATATAATGACCTTTAACCGTTGTATAAGACTGTCTTGATGAAAATTTCTGTAAAATTATTTTATTTAATTTATTTAAATCTCTTATTTCATTAGTTACAATACTCACTTCAAATGTTATATCAACAGGTACTGGCTGTGGTATTTTATATATATTGAAACCCTTTTTTGTCCCGTTCCAATTAGGTATAGAACGATAATAAAATGTTTTTCTATCAGGTATTGTTCGTTGAACGGATGGATTTGTACCAGGTTGTACATCAGGTTTTCTCACAATACTAATAAATGGTAATTGTATATTATTATCGTCATCAATGTATTCCCATGTATTTGATACTTCTCCCCATCTTTGTATTGTCAATATTTTTGGTATTATAGGTATTTGTTGACCGTTAGATGTTACTATAAAATATTTTAGTACATAATCTAGCATACCTCTATCTAAATCATCATGTAATAATGATTCGGGTAAAAAAGTATCATTATTTATTATTTCGTTTAATAATTCTTCTCTCCTGCCAGATAATTCTTTTTGTTTATATATTTGTATATTGTTTTTTCTTTTAGGTATTGACATTTTTTTCGTTCCTTTTTTTAATAAAACTTTGGATATTATCTTCACTATAACCAAGTAATCTACCTATTTTTATTGTATCTTCATCTGTTGCTTTATAACTAAAAAACCCACCGTATTTTTCGGCAATTTTAACTAATTTTTCCGCATTATGTCTTAAATGTTCACGAAAAACCACGTACATTTTATATGGGTTTGATGGAATGCGGAGAATATTAAAATTATTTTCTTTTATTATTTTAAGTTTTTTTTCTGAATTACTATCTATATTTACTGTACAAATATCTCTTTCATGATTAATCATTAATTCTAAATTTTCAAAATCGTTATATCTACTTTTAGGATCAATATTTTCGTTTATATTTTTAAATTTTACTATTTTTTTAAAACCTAAACTTTTTAAAAAAGAGTATAAAACATTTTCATTTTTAAAATAACTAAGTAACCATTTATATACCATATGATTAGTAATGTGATGTGAATAACTATAGAAATTTGTCACGTATGTATATAATAAATGATAATCATTCAGTTTTTTAATACCAATATATAATATATCACCACAACCATTAGATAACACATCATTTAAATTAAAAACTGTTAACTTTTCATTTATAACCTCAATTAATTGTTTATTTTTATATTTTATGTATAATTTTTCTATAATTTCTTCTCTTAAATTAAAATAATAATCAATTAAACCGTTCTCGGTTCTAAAATATTTAAAATTTTTTGGCATATAATTTACCATTTCCCTACCTTTGATTATTAATCCATCATATCCTAATTCTAACATTTCTTTTTCAAACGAAGTATTTTCATCAAAAAATTTGAAACTATATTTTTCATTATTTTTTTTACAGAAATTGTTAATAACGTTTTGTTTAAACATTTCCGCATCATTTAATGTATTAACAATTTTCGGATGTTTGGGTATGCCATTAATAACAAAATATGGATCACCGTATTCTTTTGCCATTTTTAAATTACTTAAAGGTACGGAATATAAACCTTTACCGTAAGAACCGTAAACCCCATTTTCTTCACCTGGAGTTTTAATACCCCTAATAGTAACGTTTTTACGTTTCCATTTTTTATAATCTAATAAATTATTTTCACTTATAATCATATACCTCTAAATTCAGTGCCTTGAACAATACTACATGTTATTGTTCTATAATATGGTTTATAACCAAATATTGTATGTTTATTATCTGATGTTACTTTACCATCATTTATAACAGAATAATATCTTATTTTATCTTCTGTTTGAGAATAACCGATATAATCACCATATTTTATATCTATATCTAAATCGTTTAAATGTTTAATATATACTGAAATATATAGATTACCTGGTTCATTAAATCTATTAATACCTTGATTATAAGTATTATTTTTAGGTTCTTCAATTTTAACTAAACCATTAAATTCTACTGGTGGTAAAAATTGTATTTTATCTTTTCCTACTTCACCATAAACATCATCAATATTAGTTTTAGACACATCAACACGGAATAACACTAATTTCATATTTAAATCATCGTGAATTAGTTCTTGTGCCATGGTAATATGGAGATTATAATCATTTTCTGAAAAAAAACGATTCATACGATTAATAGGTATATTACTCATTATATTACATTAATTTGTGACATTATTGGTCTATATTTCAATGATTTATTAAGATTTTCAGCTTCATTTGCCTTTCTTTCCATCATTTTATCTGGTCTTAATCTTTCTAATCTTAATTTTAATTCTTCAAGTAATATTGATCTTTCATCTTTAGCTTCTGTTAATAGTGTTGAATAATCTAATTTACCCGAAGCTTCCATAACAGGTAATTCACCTGAAAATTTACCCCATATTCTTGCTAAACCCTCTTTTGCATATGTTATTAACCACTTTCTTACCCAATTTTGTGCTGGTTTATTTAATAAATCCCATGTTAATTGTTCTGTTTCAACATCTGACGGTAATTTTACAATATCTTTATTTTTATCTAAACACTCATCTCTATTACCGTTTGTTTCATAATACCAATACCACACTTTACCACCATTACCACGAGTAATTGCACCAAAATCATATTTACCACCAGGTACATTCATTAAATGAACTACTTTTGTACCATTTGGGCCTGCTGTAATTCTATATGTTAAATCACCACCAATTAATCTATTTTTTATATTTCTATCTTGCATTCTTAATAGTAAATCAAAAGCTGGCATCATAAAATAAGAACCTGAAGCACCTACTTGTGCAAAACCACCTATTCCACCAAAACCAACACCACCAAGACCCCCAAATCCACCCAAAAATGGGTCAACAATAGAATCTGTTAACTCAGCTCTAGAAAACCATAATAACTCGTTTATTTCACGTCCTGCGGGTATTATATATGTTTGAGTTCTAGCTGATAATTCAAAATAATCTTTTTTTAATTCCCATTCACCGCCAGCTTGTAAACCAACAATTTTTGAATATGCATATGTATATTGTGTTTCAAAATCTAAACTTCTTGTTGTAAATGCTCTTGATAATGATTGTTCATCTAAATCTAAGCCTACTAATGATGACCATTGTGATTCTATTAACCAATCATTAACATATTGTTCATATTCAGATAATGACATTTCCAAAAAACTTTCCATTTGTTCTTCAGTTAATTCAACGCCACGAACTGGCATGCCTAATAAATGAAATACCTGAGTAAATAACTTTTCTTTATCTGTTTGTTTTATTATTGATGACATATTTTAACTTATTTTATTATAAATAGTTGGTTTTTTCATATTTTTTAAGTATTTTTATAAAAAATATGTAATTAATGATAAATAGTGTAAACGGTTTTAAAACTTTATTTGATGAAGGTTGGTCAGGATTTAAAGGTTATTATTTCAATAATACTCAAAGAGTATTTGAAAAACATTATAAACCATTAGGTAAATGGTTACCTAAAATAGATGACCCAACTAAATATGGTATATATAAAAAAGAAGGTATATGGGATGATTTTAATAGAATTAACACTCACCCAAAAATTGCACATTATCTTTATAATAAAATAATTGAAAAAGAACCTAATTTATTTACCAATTTTGGTGACCCAAAATATCATGAAAGTAATGTAAAACTTTTTTGGGATTATTTGGATGAAAATTTTGAACTTTTTTTTACAGAAAACATTACGTCTGAACATTATTATACTTTATATAAATATTTAGATTCATCGTGGACTAATGGTAATATTAGTGTAATATTAGCACTATTAGAATTAAATAATTTATATCCAAAAAACACATTTGAGTATGACTTTAATACTGGTGGTATAAAAGACATGAAAGGTTTTGATATAATTATGAATGATAAAAATGGTAAAGAAACTACCTTTCAAGTTAAAAGTGGTTCATTTAATGAAAATGAAAAATATAATAATTTAATTTTTTTAAAAGGTTCTCACAATGATTTATCATATACTTGTGATTATTATATTTATTCATCGTTAAAATTTAAAGATAACGATTCATCGTTTATTATGTTTAAAAATGAACCACCATTAAAAAGAACTAAATTTAACGACTTAATGATTAAAACGGATTCCGTAATACATAAAATTAAAAAACCAATGACAATACCAGAAAAAATTTCTGAAATTTCAGTATATTGTGGACAAAAAAATATTAGTTTTAATATAATGAAAGATGAAAAACATAATAGAACAGAATATGTAGAAAATAATGATGAAAAGAAATTTACTATATATTTTTCTAATATGATTGATTTGAAAGATTTTGAAAAAATATTAAATGATGATTTTGAAAAATTAAAAACCTCCTGATATTCAAGAGGTTTTTTAGTTATAAAATAATAAAATATATTATTATACCAATAATCATTCTAAGGAATATATCTTTAAACATTATACCCTTTTGACCACACCAACTATTATTATTTTATCCATTTCTTCTACATTCATATAGAAAAATAAACCAACACACGACAATAAAGCACCAAATGAAATATCAAATAGGTTGTCATGTGTGAGTTTTTGTTTTAGATTTCTTATGTATTCTAAAACTTGTTTGATTTTTTGTGTTAATTTTTTCATATTAATTAATATTATTTTTTACGTATTCTTTTAATTTTTTTCTCTCACTTAAAAATGTTTGATAAGATGTTTTTGATGATATGTTTCCAATACCAAGAACGTATTCATTATAATCGTTTATAAATTTTTGCTCAACACCATTACCCCATTTTTCATTTATCACTAATTCAATAATTTTTTCTGAAGTTATTGAACCGTAAACATCCACCTCATGACAGGTATATTGTGTTTGTCCACTATTTGTTATAATTTCTATTTCAAATCTAAATTTGTGATAACCATCTGGCATCAGTTCCAATGCTTGTGGTTGTTCGTTGTAACTTGCTTTCATATTTCTATATTTATATTTTGTTTTAAAAAATGTTTACTTCTACTGTATTTTGACCATCCAAGCCAACCACAAATATTGTGTTTATATTCCGCAGAATCTATATTCTTTTGTTTATTTAATTTTTTTATTCGTCTTGAAAAATTTTGTTTTATTGTTTTTCTCATTTTGTGATATGTATGTTTAAAAACAAAACCCACAAAATCAACACCTCGTTTTTCAATCGGAAAAATCTGATAATTATGTTTAATTTCTATATTTAAAATATCGGTGAAATAATGGTTTATTTGTATCAACAATCCTTGTAATTCGGTTTTTGTTTCACCAAAAAATACCATATCATCCGCATATCGTATATAGTGTTTAATTCTCAACTCTTCTTTTATCCAATGGTCGAAATATGTTAAATATATATTTGCAAAATATTGACTTAAATAATTTCCTATCGGAACACCATCCGCACTATCGATAATATTATCTAAGATATTTAATGTTCGTTTACATTTTATCTTTTTATGGACAATTTGTTTTAAAATATCGTGGTCAATAGATGGATAATATTTTCTTACATCTATTTTTAAACAATATTTTGTCCCATCCACATCTTTCAGTATCTCAACCATTCTATTCATTGCACCATGTATTCCACGACCTTTTATACAACTAAACGTATCACGAGTAAACAAACTACACCATATCGGTTCTAAAATATTCATTATCGCATGATGTACTATTCTATCAGGATAATATGGTAATTGATATATTTCACGTTCTTTTGGTTCATAAATTGTAAATATTTTATATTCAGAACAACGGAAATTTCCACTTTTTAACAATTCATGTAACTTTAAAATGTTATCTTCCCTATTTTTATCATGTTTTATTACTCCGTAATTTTTACTTTTACCTCTTCTTGCGTTTTCATCCGCAAGATTTAAATTTTCAACACTTATAATTTTTTCAAATAAATTCCCAACTCTTTTCATTTTGTCTGCTTTGTTGTACCTGAAGTCTTCGTTTTGTTAACTACCAACATCTAATGGTACGGATAGAAATTTTTTACCAAGAGGTAGGGTTTTTAATGTTTTTGTAAAAAAGCATAGGTGCGACCTGATATTCGTATTCGTATTCGAGGGGGTGTTATTCGTATTCGCATAAACGAGACCTGCATTCGAGCTGTCATTCGTATTACTACCGAAGATAACACTCCTCACATTAAACAACCTTTTTTATTTTTACTCTAAAAAATATTTATTTCCTAACGCTCGCATTGTTACTTTACGAGGTAGTTTATTCATTTCTTTAACTTTTAATAGTATCAGTTTAATATCTTGTGAATTTGTGAAAAATTTAAGTGAATCGGTTTCACCATCTTCTAAATTCTTTTTTATTTTAACTAACATCCTATCATCGCCGTGTTTTGTTTTTACGTTTTCAATAAAATCTAAAACATAAAAACTCGTATTTGTCAATTTCTGTTGTGTTATAACAGAACAATTAAAATGTCTTGTTTCCGATGTTATATCAATTCCTAAACATGCAAGTCCACCATCATCCTCTATATTATTTTCCATTTATTATTAATTTATTTTTTTTATTTTAAACAAAGCAGAGGCGCGACCCGA